ATATTGATGTACCTGCAGGACCACTGACCACAAGCCTACCCTCTTCAATGACTACACCTGTAGTCTGTGCTATTGAAAGAGGCAGAACGAATGGGGTTGAGCTCTCATATACCTGGTATGTGTACTGACCTTTCAAGAGTGAGATATCTGTAGGCTCATCTAGAGTAAACAGGTTGTATCTTTCGGGCCATGCACTTGTATCAGCAGATGTAAAGAGCTGTGGTGTGCTAGTGGTATTCATTTCATTAGTGAATACAAATAAGTAGTGTGGTGTACTAACCGTAGTTACCTCACTAAGAGTCAACACAAACTGATTAATAACACCTTGATCTAAGTATATCACACCTATATTAATTTAGGTTTGTCAAATGTTCATAAAAAAAGCCCCACCATGTGGCAGGGCTCTAATATAGAGAGGTAGAATTGCTTATTGAACTCCGATTGCAGCAAGTGCTCCAGCAGTCATATCAATGTTGTAAGCTAAGTAAGGGTTCTCAGCTAGCAAAGTAACTGTATATTTAGAACCATCAGCTCTAGCTGTACCTGAACCCTCACCTGTAGCAGATAACTGCAAGTATGGGAAGTACCAATATAAACCATTAGCATCAAGGATGATTGCTGTTAAGTATTGCTGTCCTGTTCCTAGGATTTTAATAGCACGAGACTTATCAGCATCTCTTCTGTGGAATACTAAGTTAACTGTCTGAGTTACAAAAGAGCTACCATTAACTAGGTCAATAGTGCTATCCTCTGTATAGTTGGATGTGTTTCGGCGAACTTCAAATGGTTGGAATAAATCACCACTCGGTACTAATGTGATACCTGTAATTTGCCAGGCATTGGCACCGGTTACTGTAGATGGGTCAGCAGGAGTGATAGAAGCTATCTCATCCTGAGTATTAATCCAAACACCATAGATACCACCAATGTTGTTATCGCATGGTTTTACGATAGTCTCTAATGATTGACATGTAGCCATTGTGTTAAAGTATTAAAGAGCCCCCTTGGTAGAGGGCTCAGAGTTATTTATTAAGAATAGAAAACAATTTCAGCAGGGTTAACAAAGTTAAATCCTACTTTCATGTTAGCACGTGTACGGATGTAAGGCTCAGCTACAGTATCAGCTAAGTTAACAGCACGTAGGTCAGAAGAGTCACCCTCAGCATCAAATGCGTAGATAAGGTTATCTTTCAAAGTCCATACGAAAGTGTTGTTAGACATACCTGGACATACTACAATCTTAACACCTAAGAAAGTCAAAGACAAATCTTGTGTAATATAAGCTTGAGTGTTACCTGAAGCTACTCCTAATCGGTAGATATTAACCAATTGAGTAGGCATGTACAAACGTAAATCAGCTGTACGTGTAGCAATAGTTGCAGGTAAAGCAGCAAATGCAGTAGACAAAGCAGCCTCTAATGCAGTAAAGTTAGCAATTGAACCTGAACCACCACTGATAACTGCAGGGTCAGCAGCTAACAACTTCTCATAACCATCACACAAAGCAAGTGTAGGGTTTAATGAAGTTGTATCACCTTGCCAACGGATAAGCTCGATATCTCCGTTAATTTTGTTAGCCATCTCACCCCAATAGAATGACATGAAAGATGCAACAGAGAAATCTCCGTTTGAACCTTTTGACATTTGAAGAGCTAAGAAAGATTGCTCTAAGTCAAACTGACAAATTTGAGCCATTGCAGAAAGTGCACATACGTCAATTTCTTTAGCATCTAGGTCATCAGATGGTGCAGTGAATGCACAAGTAGATGGTTGTAAGATGTTACCAAAAGTAACACTAGCTAATTTAGTTTTGTACTTTACACCTGGCAAAGAACGGTAGTTATCAGCAGTATCCTCAGACAAATATGCCTTAGAATAGAATGCCTCTGGGTTAGCAGCTAATAAAGCTGTAGGATCTACTTGTAGATCGAATTTAAGTTTACGCATTTTATTTGTTGTTTATGAATTTGTTTACACTTGAAAATCTTTGATGTGCACTTAAAGTCACACCCTCACTCATCACCTCTTCCTCTACTTCTACAGATAGAGCCTCCTCAAGTTGGTTCTTAAGGTCAGCAATCATAGCAAGTAAAGCATTCATTTGCTCATCCATTGCAGGCTTAACTATAGCAAGGATAGCCTCTGCATCAGCTACAGGGTCTACTGCCATTGTTTGCTCCTCTGCAGGAACTTCCGCTGTTACTTCCTCTTCGATAACAGTTTCCTCTAGAGCTACTTCCTCAGAAGCCTCTACTTTTTCAACATCTTTTACTTCAACTACTTTACCGTCTTTTACAACGTAGATTTTTTCGTTGATGATGTGCTCGCCATCCGGCAACATTAACTCATTCATTTGTGTATTATTTTGGGATTGTTTTTGCTCTTTCAATTTCATGCCTAAGTACCCCTCAATACTGAAACCTATCTGCTCTTGACTAACAAGCTCAGCATAGTACTCCTTGTCAGTTACCTGAGCTGTTACCATTAGTGTACCCTCCGGTACTTCAATACCAAATGATGAGTAAGCTTTGTCCTCTTTTGGGTTATCTACTATCCATGCCTCAAGTACATAGGCAGGAACGGTCTTAGATTGGTCATGCTCCAGGTTGAATAGGTCTCGGTTGACCATCTGCTGCATGAACTTGCCATGAATTTTCTCTATCTCCTCCTTGCTAAACTTGACATTGTACTCCTCTTTGCTATCCTCATCAAATCGGTATATCTCCATAGGTATCAAAGCAGGTGCAGTGATACGGTACTTGAGTTCATCCGAAAAGAATAAGGGCTTAGCTTGAGCACTGAATGCCATACCCTTAACTTTGATTGCAGGAGTAGCTGTAAAAGCTATCTGCTCAATGCCAAGGTCCTCACCATTTTCAGCGTATGCTGGGTCAATGGTAATCTGATAGGTAGGGATATTGTCTTTTGCCATCTACCTATATTAAAAAAAACGTATATTTGTTCAAAAATTATAACATGATAACTATCTTAAACAGGGAAATTCCCAACCAACTTGAAGAGCTCACCATTGAGCAGTTCGAAGTCATCACTGATATCAATAACAATCAGGAACTTGACCCCATTGATAAACACCTCCAGGTGTTCGCTTACCTTGGGATACCTGAGTCTGAGTTTTGGGATTATGATGTGGCAGATTTTGTGGGGATGGTCAAAGAATTTAACTCAACAGAACGCAAAGAGTATCCGGTAGTAGAAGAGCTTGAGATTGATGGCTACATCTACAAGGCACAAATGAAGTTAACTGTACGTGATACTAAGATGATTGAGAAAGTAGCACTAAGAAAAGAGAAAGGATATATCTCTGAGATGTTGGCTATCATGTTCAAACGTGAGGACCTTACACCCACTGAGCACTACACAGATGCACACATCAAGCAGAAAGCAAAGCTCATCCGTAAATTGAATGCAGCTATCTCCATTCCATACATGATGTTTATCGCACAGAAAATAGGACAGCAAGCTAATGATCAAGCTACCGAAGCAGTGGAGCCAAGTAACTCTTGAGCAGTTCATTGAATTTAGTCAGATAGATAAAGAGCAGGGAGCCTACCATTACAATAGTGAGGCTCTCTCTATTTTATCGGATGAACCTATTGAGGTCATTGAGGACCTTGACCTAGATGAGTTAGCAGAACTTGTTAACGAGTCAAGATGGTGTACCTCTGAGCCATCCAAAAGATACAAGCATGAGCTGTTAGGTTTAACTCTCAAGCCACTCAGTAAACTAACCCTATACGAGTACATTGACCTTGACTATTTTTTTAGCAATAACTACATCACAAATCTTGATAAGGTATGTGCTATCTTGTATAGGCAAACTAAAGTGAATGAATGGGGTGATGAAATCATGGAGCCCTATGACTTTGACTGCAACATCAGAGCTGAGAAATTTCATGACCTACCAATCACTGATGTGTATGGATTGATACATGAGTTCCTGAAGTTCAGGGATAACTTTCTCAAGACCTATGAAAACTTATTCACCGGTGACCTAGATACTCCACTCACTGATGAAGAGAAAGCTAACCTTGAGCCTGAAGAGATAAAAGAAATTGAGAAAGAGCAGACTCAAGTTAAGTGGTCATGGGAGCAAACCATCTATGGCTTGACTAATGGGGACATAACTAAGAGTGATAAGATAGGTGTCCTACCACTCGTCTATGTTTTCAATATCCTTTCAATGAAAAAAGAGTTAGACATCTAGAGGGAACCCAGGAGTAAACCCTGCAGGAGGGTCAACCGCTTCAAATGTGTACACAATTTTCTGCTGTTTTTCAAGGACCTCAACAGCCTGTACTAATGGATACTTTTTAGTTAACCATTCAGTGTACTGTCTATAAATTTCTGCAGTGATACCTGCAGCGTTTAACTCCTCAGTAAATTGTGCCACGAAGTCACGAGGGGTGATCACTCCACCATTCCAAAGAAAGGCACCATTGTTAAGAAAGATAAAGTAGTACATAGCTACTATTTGTATCTCCAATTTTTGGAAGCCTGTTATCTTAGCATTGATACGGATACTTTCTACTAGTGTACCCTCACCATCTACAATGTCATTCCTAAGTATTCTCTTGAGTATTGTAGCCATCTTTCTCCTAGTAGGATATAGCACATTAAACTCCCCTGTGTTTGCGTATCTAGCCATTGATTAATTCTTTATATATATCCATTGTATCATCTACTAGAATGGTACCCTTATCCGTTTC